TAATATTGTGAGACTTCAACTGTTCATTTTACTAGCGTCAATTCGTACAAGCTTACCTAAATTACTTGCTGTTTTGTGGACATTTTTTTTACCCGTAACTAACTTACTTTTTTTAGTAGGTTTTTGTATCTGCTTGGATACAGTCTTTGGATTGTGGAAGGCAAAGAAATTAAAAGAAAAAATATCTAGCAGAAGATTATCTGCAATAATATCAAAAATGATGCTGTACCAGGTTACGGTAATTTTATTTTTCTTGATAGACAAATTTATTTTAAATGCTATAATGCTGACCTTCTTTTCAGTTCCTTTAATGCTTACCAAAATAATAGCTTTAATATTAATAAGTATTGAAATATTTAGCATAGACGAAAGTTACAGGGCCGTTCATACTTATGGCTTATGGCACGCATTTAAAAGGGCAGTAGGTAGAGCTAAAGAAATTAAAACAGACATCGATGGACTCAAAGATTAATGCGTTTGTACACTTTATTCGTAAATGGGAGGGAGGGCTCAGCCGTCACACTAGTGACTCGGCAGCTTCTTACCCTTGTCCTACAAGTTTCAACGGCAAAAGTGGCTACCATACTAACGCAGGAATAACTTATCAAGCGTGGGTTCACACCTTTGGACACGATAACGATAACCGTTTCTTATCTATGAATAGCGAAGATTGGTTTAAAGTTTTCAAAGGATCGTATTGGGACGGAGTAAAAGCTGATAGTATCAATGATGTTACCTTAGCAATATTCTTAACTGAGATAGCTTGGGGAAGTGGTACATCTCAAGCAATTAAGACGGTTCAAAAGTGTGTTAACCAGTGCGGGGTAAAAGTTAGTATTGATGGTGCAATAGGACCGCAAACAATTACCGCAATAAACTCTTTAAATGCAAGAGAATTACTAGCCGTTATGTTTGTAGAGCGTGAAAGATTTTTCAGAGCAATAGCAAAAGGTAAAAATTCAGTATTTCTTAAAGGGTGGTTGAATAGATTAAATGATTTTAAAGCTTGTTTTTATGCGATTTAAGACACTTATAATAGTTTTAAGTACAATCACATTGCTTTTGGCTTGTAGTCACGCTAAGCGTGCTATATGGCATTACAATAAAGCTGTAAAAAATGGCTTGTCTATTGATACCGATACTATAAGAGTAGCAACTATTGATAGCGTAGCAGTAACGTATAACGATACTATTATATTTGAAAAGATATTAAGGTACAAAGATACTGTAATAAGAATTTTAGAGCTACCTAAGACCAGGTGGCAAACACGAATAGAGTACAGGTACAAAACGCAGCTTGTTAAACAAGATGTATTGAAGTACAAATATATCTATAAGGATAAAAAACAAGAGAAGGCCAAAACAAATTGGCGTTTGTTCTTTTGGGGTGTGTTAGTAGGGTTCATTTTAAACTTTGCTTTACGAATATTAGATAAATTATACAACCCATTCAATAAATAGTTTACATTTACACTAAAAAATTAAGTGTATGACTAGAAACCGATTATTTTTCGACATAGAAACTAGCTTTAATGTAGGTATATTTTGGCGTAGTGGTTACAATCTTACTATCAATCCTGGTGACATCATACACGAGCGGGCAATTATTTGCATTTGCTATAAATGGGAAGGTGAAGATGAGGTGCACTCATTAGAGTGGGACAAGCACCAAAGTGATAAGGCAATGCTTAAGAAATTTTTAAAGGTTATAGCACAAGCTGAAGAAATCGTGGCCCACAATGGTGATAGGTTTGACATGAAGTGGCTAAGGACCAGGTGTATATTTCACGATCTAAAAATGCCACCTGTATACAATACTATTGACACACTCAAAGAAGCAAAAAGATACTTTAACTTTAATTCAAATAAACTAGATTACATAGCTAAATTTTTAGGTGTAGGTGCGAAGCTTCAAACAGGCGGCCTAGATTTGTGGAAGGACATAGTATTCAAAAAGTCACCTGAAGCAATGGATAAGATGGTAGAATATTGTAAGATGGACGTAACCGTACTGCAGGCAGTATTTGATAAGCTCAATGAGTACACCCAAACCAAAGTAAACTATGCAGTATTAAGAGGCGGGGATAAGTACGATTGCCCTCAATGTGGTACGACTAACATAAGATATAATAAGAAAGTAACGACTGCAGCAGGGACCATTCACCACTGGCTAATATGCAACCCTTGCAAAAAATACTATAAGGTCAATAACAAAACATACATTGATTGGTTAAAGTATAGTATAAAGAAGAAAAATATTTCTTAACTTTACAGCACTCTCATAGCGTGAGTAATAGGAGACCTCGGTAGGCATTAGCTTATCGGGGTTTTTTTGTCAAGTTTTTTACGCAATAAACGTGACATTTTGCGTGACCCCCCTCGCTAAAATAAAGGTTGTATTATCTATTACATCTAAGTAATTGTAAAATATCAAGGGCAAATATCTTCTAAAAATGCGACACTTTTGTCACAAATATTGTTAGAATTTTCCACTATAATGCTTAATATATTAGCCAAAATAAACGAATAATGCTACTTATGAATAACATAATAGCTACTTTTTGTAAATTATATGACACATTATAGGGAATAGACTCACTAATTATTATATGTTATCAGGGAATAGCCTTACAAAAGGATAGGTACATTAAGGACATACCCTTTAAAACTTGCTAAAATTCACGCAAACTTAAGGATATAACCCTAATAATTTAGCACTTCCTTATTTAGAATGATTATAAATTGCGCCTATTTTTTTAGTTAAACCCTTGATTTTACTACATTCCTTATTTAGAATGATTATAAATTACATAAATGTTATTGACATTTGTAAATAAGTATTATATTTGTGTATACCAAAACGGTAAAACAATTAACAATTTAATTTAAACGCTATGAAAAAACTAATCGATTACTTTACACCAACCAACGAAGATGATGCCTACTTAGGCAAGGGAATGCTTATAATGATAGGCGGATTATTAATAATAATTTATTTAGCAGCAATATGAAAAACTTAAGAGAAAAACACGAAGCTTGTATCAGAACTATTGACTTAATTATTGAAGGTCAAAGAACTTTAGATGAGATGATTTGGAGTAACGGCAGAAACAATGAGCAAGGCTTAACACCTTACCATACTGAAGAAAACATACAGGCAGAAATTAGAGCCATTAACAGGCTTAAAGCACGATACACATTATTAACAGCTAAACTTTAAAAGATGATAGAAAAGGAATATGATTTTTCAACTGATCGCAAGTGCGAAGTACAATATTTTAGCGAAGATTGCGAAATAGAATTTATAGTAAACTTTAATTGGACCTTTGGTGCTTGGAGTTATGAAGGTGACCTTGAAGTAGAAGTTGAACTGCAAGATAGCCTACAGGTAATCAATGGAGTTAAGCACTATTACTACCCTAGTGTAAGTCAAGTAAACGAAATGGTAGAATTTATACAAGAGCATATTTTAGAAGACCCTAATGATTTTGGCTTTGAGGGTTTTGTAGAAGATGAGAGAGATTTTCAAACAGATAATTCAGAATATTAAGATGGAAAATATATTTATACCGACAACATTCAGCATCAAAAGAAAAATGATGTGGTGGCGAAATCAATCCTGTCAAGATGATAAAGGCGGTAGCTTTGACTTAGATTTATACCTTGCTTATTTAGAAGCACAAGACGATTATTTAAACCCTAAAACACAAGACAATGAACAATAAAGTAGAAGAACGCAGAGAATTTAACAACGAAGCAATAACGCAACAATGGCTATTTGCCGATATGAACGGCAACCTAACACTAAAACAATACCTAAACTTTAGGGAGTGGTATGTTAACAGGTGCAAAGAGCTGTTTGCTTATAATAAAAACACGATACTAAGACACTTTGATGCTTTCTTCCTAGTGTACGGCTTTGATATTTTACAACAGCAAACTAATGGAGATGAAATCATATAGACTAACATACGAAATAGATGGTAATGCAGTTGAAACTTATTACTTTATATGTAGGAATATTGCAGTATGGAAACAGCGACAACTTCAAAATGATGGCAACCATTATTCAGGCACATTTAAAATTATAACCGTATGAACCAGCACAGAATGTTAAGAGTAATTAAACTAATTGAATTCTTAAAGATTAAACCAAGACCGGTCAGCTCAATGTCAAGATACTTAGCAATAAGTGAACGGTCAGTTTATAGATACTTAAAGATGTACGAGCAATTAGGTTACCAGGTGAACAAAGATAAATACAATAAATATTTTATAAAATGAGCAGAATAGAAGAAATAAAACAATTGATAATTGAAGAAGGTTTGCACCTACCCAATAGACAAAGAGACAAAGTTTATAGACGGTTCTACCTTGCTCACCTGTTACGCAAAGAAAAGTTAATGCTTCGAGAGATTGGAGATATATTCAATAAGTCACATGCAACAATGATCCATTCAATAGAAAGCCATAAGCACTGGCATAGAGTACGAGATGAGCAATACTTGAATTGTACACTTGACTTAAGGGAGCGGTTCCCGATTAGAATAACACTAAGGCAGGAGATACTAAAGGTCAATAATATGAGAGAGCTTGTTGATTTAAAGGCAAAAATAAAAGGGTGTCTTTACTGAAAAGTGCAAGTTGCGTTCCTGCATTCTATATATATTATACAAGGCTTTGGAAAAAAAAATAAAAAAACTCAAAAAACTGAAAATTAAGTCTCCTATCGCCGTGGCCCTGTGGGAGTATAGGTTTTGGCTTTTTTGTAACTTGCACGCAACTTGCACTAATTGATTTAACTTGCACTAATTGGGTAATTTTGCCTATATTTGATAAAAATAACGCTATGATAAGTATCTATAAAAGTATTCAACAGCCATTTGATAAGAACTACATTACGGTAGAACAAGCTATTGAGAGAATTAAAAACAGTCGCTACGCTGATAAGATTGAAGCAATGCGTAAGATGCCTAAGGCACTTTACGACAAAGAAAAACAAACACTACCTGTTTACAGATGGTCAGGACTATTTGACTATGGTAATGATAAGGGTGTCTTAGAGCATTCAGGGTTAATATGCCTGGACTTTGACGGCTACAAAGATGATAAAGAGCTGAAAGCTGCAAGGCTTAGTTTAATGTTAAAGCCGTTTGTTTATATTATGTTTACCTCACCTTCAGGTAAAGGGTTAAAGGTAGTAGTTAAGATACCCGCTGAGGTTAACAGCCATCGTGGACATTTTTTGTCCTTAGAAAAGGAGCTCAGTAACAAGCACTGGGACAATACAAGCATAAATATTAGTAGGGCATGCTTCGACTCATACGACCCTAACATCTATGTAAATGTCAAT